ACATACCAAACTCTGTGTTCCTCATCTCTTTTGTCTTGGTCTTTATCTACTGCTTCTCTAATTTTTTTTGTGTTATCTAAAATAAGTAATACATTCTCTGCTTCTCCACCTTTAGCTGCATGTATTGTGGACAACTTTACCCTTGCTGGTTTAGATAAGTCTTCTCCATTCTGTCTCATAAATCTCATATACAAACTTTCTTCTGGATGTGTTTCAAAAACTTCGTACCATACTTGTGTAATACTATAACCAAACTCTTTTAGATCGTAGAGTCTTTCTTCTGTGTGAGTAAATTCTTTATTTAAAAATTCAAATAAATCTTTACACTCTGTAATAGATAACAATGTACCGTCACGCCATCTCTCATAAGTTAAAATATTTTTGTATAATCTTTCGTGATAACTTTTTCTATTTTTGTATTCGTAATAAATACCACTATCTATTAATTCTTTTTTTATATTTTGTAATTTAGAATGTGTTCTAGCTAAAATAAGCCATGTAGTTTCATTAACAGAGCCTGTGGGTTTTAACCATATATCCTCTATGTCTGTAATTCTATGAACAGCTCCTTCTTCATCTCTTGGTTGCCACATTTTGACCAACTTTCTGTCTTCAGGTATACGTTCTAGTATACAATTAGCTATAGTTTGCACCGCTTTTGGCACTCTATAAGATTGAGGCAAAACTATGTCTTTTGCCTTTTCTTTTTGAAACCTGGCAACATCTGCTCCTGCCCAACCATAGATAGCTTGATCGTCATCGCCAGCTAAAATAATATGTTTAGATTGTTTTTTTAATAAATCAAACATTCTCCATTGTATAGGTGATAAGTCTTGTGCTTCATCAACAAAAACAACGTCAAAGTTTGGACACAATTTAGACTCATTAAATTTTTCAATCATGTCTGTAAAATCTACCAGACCATATGCTTGTTTGTAGTTGTCTACTTCATCTTTTAAAATTTTTAACTGTCTCTTATCTATATTGTCTGAATACAAACCTGTATTATACTCTTGTACAACAGACACTTCCTTGATCCTTGCTGCATTAATAATGTTAAAGTATTCACTATCTGAATCTACAAAGCCTGTCTTCTCTTGACCGTTTGCATAAACAGATACTTCTATTCCTAATTTTTTACCTATGTCTTCGTAATGCTCTGGTTGCATAACATTACTTTTCTTTAAACCTAAACTATTAAAAGCCAAAGAGTGTAGTGTTTTAAAATAAGGTAAATCTCTTTCTTGTAGAGCTCTGTGTTTATCTAACATTCTATCTCTAGCTTCGTTAGCTGCTTTAGTTGTAAAAGCAAAGTAACCTATCTTATCTAATGGTGTACCAAGTTTATAAAAAGTATTTACATACTTAATAAGTTTTGTAGTTTTCCCTGTTCCCGGAGGCCCGAGTATTTTTCTAATCATAAAAAAGATCCTGTAACTATAAAAGAAGCTACACAAATTATTGTAATTAAAAGAACATCATCAAAGTGTTTCATTACATTATCTCCGTATCATGTTTTAACTTAGTGTGGTTTATGGGTAGTTCTTCAAACTCATCTATGTTTATCATTACAACATTCTTTGTAGATGTATTGTATTTACCTTTTTCTTTTGCGGGGTA